AATGACCATACCACCACACACCCAAACGTTGACTTGTAGTTGATCAAACTCTGACATCTCGTTGGCATTTTCCATACCAACTTCACCTGCATATTTTTTGTCAATGACCCCCCAGTACTCCAGAACTTCATATCTGTTTTCCTGATAGTACGGTTCAGTGTCATCTTCACGGATAGTATCTTCGTAGTATTTGTCCTCGTAGTTAGGACCTTTTGCAAGACACTCTTCGATAGCTGACGCATCAAAGTATGGTCGTTTAATTAAACCACGAAGCTGTTGTCTGTTCATACGATGTCGTTGTATGACATACTCACAATCTTCTATACTTGTTGCAGATGGATCAGGATGAAAATCCCACAGTGACACATACTCTACACGTGGCATAACTTTTTCGTAAGGACTGTAAACTTTTTGTCCACTGTCAGGATCTAATTCCCAGTTGTGAACACGCTTGTAAAAGTTTAGTGGGCCTTTGACTATGCCTGTTCCAAGTAGTGCTGATTCAAATATAGCTTTACGAAAAACATTGACTGCGTTACTGTCGGTTAGTTGATCATGGATACACTTCTCCATGTTCATAGCCATCTTTTGTGCAGGTTTAACTTGTGGCTCACCAAGTTGTGCAGGACCTGATGCTAACATGTCAGGAAACTCGCTACCGTACGTTCCTAGCTTGTGAGGTTCACTTGCTTGCATAGCTCCGGGGGGTAGCTCTCTGCCATCACCCTCAAAGCCGTATGGATCAGATGGTTGTTCATTTTGATCCAACGGTGTTTTCATGTGAGCAAACTCTTCAACACCTTCAGGCATCGGAGTAGGCTCAACAACAAGTGGAAACTTCTTATTGCTAAAAAGTATGTCAACTATTTGTCCGTATGCAGCAAGAACTTTAGTTTTGGTTATTTTTATAAATACTTTAGATCTTTCAGAATCACGATATTGAGTCGTTGAGTCGTATATACCTTTAAAGTTTTTGTAAGATTGTAACCACTTTAGTTCGTGTGAACGTCTGCCGTTCTCTGCATCTTCAAACTTAGCTTTGACGTAGCCTGCCAATCCGGGCATCTGATCGTCAGGGTTTTGGATAGGTACAGGTGTATCATCATCAGGTTGAAGAAAACTTTCATCAGCCATGCTATATTCCTAACTAATTTTAATAGTCTCTTTGTTCAGCCATACTAAATAAAGAAGCTTCAACAGTTGGTTTTGTTTGCTTCTTTGGCATGTCAACTTGCAACGCATCTTGTTTTACTTCCATAGTAAATTCGAGACCTTCTCTATATAAGTTGTTAGATCCTTGAGCATCATCAACTGATACTTTGTCTGATCCCATTATATAGGCTGCACCTTGATTAAGATTCTCTGCCATTTTATTCTCCCATTTGATTTTGATTTATAAATCCTTGATCAGGATTTTTTCTTCTCATTTCCCTCTTTCGTCTTATATCCATGACTTGAGGGTCTATACCAAAAGCTTTTGGTAATCCTTCTTCTCGTGCTGTTTTTGCAAATTTACCTGTACCTTCAGCTATGTCGTATGCTAATTCAACTCCGGGGTCAAAAGCTCTTGCTCCTGCAACAACTCTACCCTCAATCCCTGCTGCAGTATCTTCTAAGCCTAAATCTGAAATACTTTTTCTTAGAAAGCCTGCATCTGGACTATCAAATCTTTTTTCTGCCGCTTCTATTTCATCTGATACTGTTAATCCATACAACACAGGACCTACTGCCATTCTAGCAGGACCTTTTAAAGCTTTAGCTCCCTTGACAACTTTCTCTTTTAATGTGCCACCTGCTTCTTGAAACCATTTCTTTGTTGCATCACTTGCATCTTCAATTGCTGCTACAGGTTTATCATCTATTACTCTGTAATCGCCCTCTATGAAATCAGTATCAGTAGTTTGAACTAACTTTGTTCCTTGACCATACGTACCTCTAAATGTGTCTGTTTCAGGTTTAACAAACTCTATAGGTTCATTTGGACTAAATACATCTCTGTTTCTAGATAAAAATCTCTTATCTTTTTCTGCAGCTTGCATACCCCCCGGAACGACTCTACTGTATTCTTGATACATGTAATCAGTAAGTTTGTTAGCATCAAGAGCTGCTCCTTTTGGGTTGAACACGCCCGGACTTACGCCTATATAACGTGCTTGTTCTCCACCACTACCTACAACTCTACCAGTTAACATGGCAGCTTTTTCAATAGGAACTTGTAAAAAAGCTAAAGTTGTTGCATGTAATCTTCTTAAATCATAAGCTGTTAGATTAGCAGATGATTTAGGAGTAACTCCTGTTACATCTACTTTCAAACCTTCAGGTATAAGATTTGCTTTTTGCATCTTTTTAAGTAAACCTGTGATGTCTTTATCATCAATCGGTTTTATTTCTTTACCTGATTTTTTTTGAAAAATAAATTGTTGACCACCAAATTTGTTTTCATTAAACATCTCTTGACTTTGAAGAACTGCCATAGCTCTTCTTGTCAATGGTACATTTATCGGTGATCCCTTTGCACCTAACTGACTTCCTGATATGAAGATACCATGAGGACCTCCACGAACTTGTGGTCTTTGTATATTCAGTGGGGTTAAACCCCCTGCAGCGTTTGGTCTAAAACCTGTATAAAGTTGAAATAACAAAGCGTTTGCTACAGGTTTTGAGTCAGGATTATTTTTTACATACTCTACTAAATTAGCGTGAAAAGATCCTAGTCTCTCTGGATTATATCCAAACTTAGATGTATATTTTACACCTTTTTCAGGTCTTGCAACAGTGTCAGTTAGTTTTGTATATTCTTCATTAAATCTGAGTCTATTGATTTGTCTAAATACATTTGACTCAATACTAGCTATTGCACTGTAGTATCCCCCTCTACTTTTTTCACCTACAGAGTTAAGAACTTTTATTAAAGGATTATCTGCATCTCCCCAGTGTCCATCAAATAGTTCAGTTACAGGATTATCAAGGTATGTTTGTAAAGCTTTTGATTTAAATAGCTTGTCCTCAAAGCCTGTAAGCTTCGATCCTTTAGCACGAGATGCTTCAGCGTAATCGCCTATTACTTGTCTTAATGTTGTTTCTTTGGGATTGAAGTCTGCCATTACAGCAGCCTTACTACCTCCACCTGCTACTTGAGCCATTTATTAGTATCCAAATGTTTGGTCTTGCATTTGATAGACCTGATTCTTGATGCCACCAAGCGTTTTATGAATCGACACATATCCTGTCATCCTTGTCATTAACATATATCGCAGTGCATCATATGCGTGATCTTCTGCTTTTGTGTCCACATCCTCTGCATTTGTTTTGCTAAGAGGTATACCTGAAAGTTGTTTGATAAGGTTGACACAATTCGGAAATATTCGTAATCTAGGTTCATCTGTTCTTGGATCATCTGCAAGCCTACGATGTATTTCCATTTTACCTTGCAGTCTGTTTCTGTCCGATGGTGTCCAACGCACACCACATCTCATCATCGTCTCTGCTATTGATGGGCCGAACCCTGTCTTGTTCCAACACGATGAGTCAAGCACTGTATAGTGTGGTGTCGGATCTTCTTGTTCTACTTGTAGTATTCTATCGGCTAGTTGCTCTGCTGTCAACTGTTTTACGTATAACTCCCTATAAACCCAAATATTATTATCCCAGTCAATAGCACCCCAAAGAACACACGAAGGACTTGCATAGCCGTAGTCGGCCGCTCGTATTCTTGGGAAGTTCGGAGGAAGGTCAAAATACGGTGTAACATGTCTACTTCTACTAAATTCAGGAAAGGCTGCACCTTCCGTTACTTCCCAGTCACCCTCAAGAAGTCGCTTACGCTCAACTTCAGGCAGTGATCTTAACATCGCTTCGTATTGTCCGTCAGCCAACAAGTATGGATTGTCGGTCAAACGTGCAGGGATAAACCTACGATAAAACAGAGGTTGTCCTTCTTTTTCGTGACCTTTGGGCCACAAGAAAGGTTTGCCTGTCTCAATATCTATTGCAGGAAAAGTCGAACCGTGTTCTGATGGATCGATGTACATTTTCTTGACCCACCAACCACCGACTCCTCCGGGGTTTGCTGTACAACGCATGTACAGATTTTGTTGCAGTTCAGGATCAGTTGCTCTTAGTCGTGAACGGAGATAATCCCAAACGTAAGGCGAGGGATATTGGGTTATCTCATCAATGCCTATCCAGTTAAACGACTGACCCTGAAATCGTGTTACGTCTTTATCTTTGTCAAGATACGTAAACCAAATCGTTGCACCTGACGGAAAGTGCCATGTTGACTTTGACTCCCTAAACCTTGCACCGGGGAAAGCTTTAGGATATAGTTGTCTAGATTTGTCAATAAGTTCTGTTAACTCATCCAGAGTACGCCTAAGAAGAAGCCCACGATGATTGCTATTGTGGCAATACCGAAGGGGGTCTGCAAGAAGGGCAAAGCTTTTTCCCCCACCTGCTGAGCCACCGTACAGAACATCTCTTTCACTTGAGGAAAGAAACTCTTCTTGAGGTCCTTCGTTTGGCTGAAAAATAATTTCACGCCCATCCACAAGTTGCTCAACAACGTCTGGCAACTCTTGCAGATCCGTTTTGTCGATAACAGTAGTTTCTTTTTGATTGAGAGCTTTGTCGACTTTAGTGATTTTTTCTTCAAGTTTTTTGGCATAGCGTCTTTTACTTTCTGCTTGCTTTGTTACCTTTGCTGCTCGTTTCTTTGCTTCAGTAAGTCTACGTTGTGTTTGCTTACGAGCTTTTATTGCAGAGGAATAGTTATATCTTTGTTTGGGAGCGTTGGGGTCTTTCTTTGGTCGACCACGTTTGGGTGCGTCTGTCATATCAATTTGCAGGTTTTATTCCGATTAGCTTTTTCAGTGTACCTGCTTTCTTATCTTTCTTTGATCCTGACTTATACGTTTTTGTTTTTGGATTTATTCCTACTTGATCAGGTGGGCGTGTAGCACTTACCTTCTTATCAAATACACCAAACTTAGATGCTATATATAAAGCAGCACCTCCTCCTCCGGGTATACCAGTAGGTCTGTATCCGGGTCTGTTTTCTACTTCTACGTAGTCAGTTTTTCTAGGGTTCTGATAGTCTGTGGCTCTCGATTTTCTATCAGCTTCTTTTTTTTCATTTTTACTAAGTTTATGATAATATCTTTTACCCATCGATAGTTACCTCTTTCTTGGGTGGAAGCAATACAATACCGTGTACTGCCTGTACATTTACATTGGTTGTTTCCTGTTTACCCAGTCCGACCCTGTTTAACAGCGATTCTGCAGCCCTGAAGCGTAGGTCGTCTCCTCTTTCAGGTACTGGGTTGTCTATTGTTGTTACAAGGCGTGTAGCAGCCTTAAATGCGTTCATAGACAGCACGTTTTGTGTACGTCTTATGATCTCATCTGCTAAACTATTGCGTAGCCACGTCACTGATCCCTTTGCATATCCTGCTTTGAGGGCTGCATCAGTCACGTTACCACCATTTTCAAAGAGTACTTCTAGAAATTGCTCCTGTTGAGGACTTATCTCACGTTCTTTGCTTCTCTGTTTTGGGAGTAAATTTGTCACAACGGTATGCTCGTGCTTCCATGCTCGGTTTATATATGGGTAGTTCCTTTTGAATTTCGTATACTCGTGCTAAACACTGGTCGTGAGTCATGTAAGGACCTCGTGTGTCCTTTAATTGTTCACAACTTCCGTCTAATGTTGGCTTTCCGAGCAAACAAACGAGTACAAACGCTTCATACATGGATTTTCCTTGTTAAATTAGACAAAAAATCAAAGAAATAAAGCCAAATACACTAATTCTTCAGATAATACTTGGTTGTATGTGCTTTAGTTGACCTTTTGTTACTTTTATAATAGTGACTTAGGCTATTTACGTCAAGAAAATAATTATTTTGTTGACAGAATAGGAATTGGTCAGTACAATCGGAGTAGAACCTCCGGGGAAATACACCATATCCCACCACGCTATCCCAAAGGGTTGCCCCATAACTTGTACAAGTAACTATTTCACATAAAAATATGGCGACATTGCATGCAAATGCAGGGGGGCCCGGGGTGGCTCTTGCGTACGCACGGACTAGATATATATTTCTAGCCGATTTCCACTTGTCTCCTATCAATGATAGTTCCAAAGGCTAACAAACCACCCACCAAAACAACCACCAATATAATAAAAGGTAACATCGCACGCACACACGCCCATGTAATGCTATTTGTCATTTAGTTAGTTATACAAGTAATACCCTTTACTGCTTTATTAAGGTTACTATTGCGAGTAATTAACCAAACGCCATTTAAAGCTATTACATAACAGAAACAATCATTTAGATATATATTGAAGCAAACAAAGAAAAAACCCCCTAGAAACTAATCTAGAGGGTTTTACATGGAGGAGTTTTATTATTAATTTAAATCTTCAAGAATGTAAACACCCCTTTTAATCTTTTCTTTAGTTGTTTTGGTATCTTCATTTAAATATAACTTTCTATATCTTGAAGTGGTATTGCTATAATTCCAATGATTTTTATCTAAATATACTTGAAAGTTTTTATGATCTTTTACGGCAATAATTGTATCATAACTTTGAAATACATCTAAACCACTTTGCAAAGTAATTTTAAATTGATTTGCTATTGGTTTATTAGATCTAGGAGAAAGAAAGTTACTAACCTTTGCAATAGCTTTTAACTTCTTTTCTCTACTTGGCATGTTTTCATATATTAAACTCATTTTAAATTCCTTTCATTAAATTATAATATAGTTACCTTTTAACCTAACTTTCTTTGAAATACAGTTAAAGCAAATAACAGTTTCATACTCTTGTTTTTTACCTTCAGGTATTTCTTCAAATAGTTTGGTTGACCCAAAAGTTTGTTTCTTTTCACATTCTTTGCATTGAAAATAATAAGCCATTAATTTACTTCCTTTTCAAATAATTCAAGTTGACCATGCAAACCAAACGTTGCATTTGGTTCAAAGCTTTGATTAAAATGAACCCTATCCACATTTGAATTAATAGGTGATTTATCAAACTCCACTTGGTCATTTTTATTTTCAAGTATCGTAATGTTTTGGTCTTTATGGCATATGATTTGATGCTTAAATTGTTCACCAATACTTTTTTTGATACCTATAATTTCAATCATTGAATACTTATCCATGATTTTAAATTGAATAGTAACTTCATTTCCATCTATTTGTTTGAGTTCTTTTTTAAAATAATCCCAAACTGTATTTATTAAATAAGTTCTTGTTTCCATCGTTGGATTTCCTTTCTTATTAAAAAAGGCTAGATTAATTTCTAACCCAGCCTAATTATAAATTTATTTTTTTATTTAATGCAAGTTATTTTTTTGCACAGTATAAAAGTTTAACCTTTGCATTATCTTTATTAAAAACGCTTTTCTTAATAATTAATTGCTCTCTTAATAACTCATATAAACAATCATGAACTACAACTTTTTTTAATCCTGATCTTCTTGCTATGGTGTTATAGCGTAAGCCATTTGTAGATCTTGTAATAACGAACAGTACAAGCTCTTTGTAATATGTCTTGCCATGTACAATTTTGTAGTTCTGCCAAGCTTGATCTAGTGTCTTTGATAGATCAAATAATCTTTGTCTTGATCTACTAAAACCGTGTTTCAAAAGTGCATTACTTGATACTTCTTTAATAGCATCAATAGTGCTTTCCATGTTGGTTAATGTATTCATAATGTTTCCTTTCTTTACCATGAAATAATAGCGTAAATAATTAAACAGAACAGTATAACTACTACTGTTCTGTATATAACATAAGCGAGTTCTAAACCGTCATTCACTTTAAGCGATCTCCAACTCTTTCCAAGCATCACATTCAATAACAGTTCTTACTTCATCATTTCTTGTTCTTTGTACACTTGGTTTATCAGCAGTAGATTTACCTGATCTAATCTTGACTAACTTATTATCGATTTCTTTTTCGATAGTTTCATCAGTATGAGTTGCCCAATGTGTAAGAGCATTATAGCCTGACCACATTGTATTGCCTAAATCAGGTGTTTCTTTCTCAAACCTATCCAATAAATAATTAAGCTTAGTTTCATTAACTGGATTGGTTAAATTGAGTTCAGCAGATTTACTTTTCTTTTTACAAATAGTCTGTTTTAGAATATTGCCAAACTGTTCCAAACTCATATCTTTAGCTCTCCAATTTAGCATAGTTTCTTTTTGATTATTCCAAAACTCTAAACCAATACTTGCCTTAGTCATAAGAGCAGTAGTTGATAAGTTTCTAGTATGTTTAGCTTGTTGATGGTATGCTTTTTGACCACCAAAAACTAAAGTATTTCTACATAGATTACGATACGCACCTGAGAAAACTTGAAAGCTCCAAGACATATCACAACTATTAAAGATATCTATTCTAGATAAAACCTTATCTTTATTATTGGATACTGTAGTTTCAAGATCATGAAAAAATATAGTTCTATGAGCTTGCAAACCATCCTTGTAAAGCTGATCTTTAATAGTAACGTTATCTAGTGGCAAATCAGATTGACCAAGAATTTTAGCTTGTTCAGCAAACAATTCATGATGAGGAATTAACTTATAAGTATTTGAAACTGGTCTAGTTGCAAGAAGCTTATCCAAACTAGAATTGTACAAACCAAAATAACCTTTTAGATCAAAAGGTGAAGTTACTTCATGAGCGTAAGCATCACCGTTTGGAACAGGAATTAATGCTTGAAGATCAACTTTAGTTATTTTGGAATTATCTTCATAAAAACTTACATCAGTATAATCTCTATGAGTTTTTACTTCATGATTGAAGTTATTAGCAATATAGTTCATTTAATTTTCCTTTCATAATTTATTAAAATTGAACGTAATTAATCTTCTAAACTATCTAGATTAAATAGCAAGAAGTTTCTTTTTATTTTCTATTTGCTTTCTTTTCTTTCTTAAAAAATCAAAATCAACTTTTTTCAAACCTCTAGCATCGATGTTGTTCGGAACATTTATTATAACTGGTTCACCTTTAGTGTCGATTGGTTTGTCATTTTTAGTGTCGCTTAATTTGTCAATGTCTGCATAAATACATGGTCGACTATCTATCATAAAAAGCCAAACATTACCAATCCAGTGTCTATCTACCTCAAGCCATTTACCCACAGTAGGTGTACCCTGAATAATTCTTTTGTATTGAAAATATTCCATTGTATATGGGTTATATGAAACTTCTTGGTAATTCAGGGTTGGTTTGATCCATTTAGGTTGGCGAATACCGTTGACAAAAGCATGGACATTCTTCTTGCCCTCTTGCTTTACTCTTTCGTTGCCTGACTTCCTGACAACAAACATGGCATTGGTTACGAACAACTTATCAGTATGTTCAATAACCAAACCAGTTTTGTAATCTTGTACAGAAAAACACTTTCGATGTAGATTATAGTAAGCTCTTATTCTATCTGTATTAGACATGATTTCTCCTTTTCTGTCTGTTCAGATAACTGTTACTAAACGTATGGATACCTGTCAAGCTTTTCTTGTTTCCACTTCTCTTCTAGATAGTCTAAGGCTAGATAAACTCTATCTGCAACATCATCCCTTTGCCTATGTGTCTTTAACCAATCTTTAAAATCATCGACATTCATCTCAAACCATCTGTCGTTTATGAAGTCGAACACTTTGTCATTCATTCTGTGTGACATGATTTGTCTCCTTTTGGAATAACTATATTGACAAGATCTTTGATAGGTGTTGAAGCAGAGTTCTCAAGATGCAACATCATGGATTCAAAATAGCTAAACAATTCTTTGGCTATACTAAGTTCACGTTTCTCTTGCTCGACTTCTTCGTTCTTTTCACCATTGACACTCCAACTCCTGATGAACTCTTCATTAGCGTCAATCTGTTTGTCAAGGCTATCCATAAGAATTTTTACTTCACCCATGTTAAATCCTTCAACTGTGTCGATTGCATGAGTTAAGCTATCTATGTAAACACGAATACATTTGGACTTCGACAATGGTTGTCCATATTGATACTGTTTCCAGTTTTCTCCATCGACAAGATATTGACCACGCCAACGCAGATTATATCTTCTTTTGTTGACATACTTCTTCATCATCTTGACCATCTTCAAGTTCTCAGGTGTGTTAGGTATATCAGTAAAGACATATCTATTAGAAGCAAATACTTTTTCTAGATAGGCTAACCTCTTCATCTTTTCATCTAGATGCCCAACGTTGTGTTCATCGTTTTCCAACTGGGCGACAAGCCTAATATTTTCTTTCTCTAATTCTCTTTGCTCAATCCTTAGATTAGTAATCTGTCTATTCAGATCATCTTTAGAGTATGCAACATGGTTTCCATCATTATCATATTCCCAATCAACGCCTAATTCCATATTAGATTTAAGCTCGACATTTTCTTTCTCAAGATTTTCTACCTTTTCATGTAGATCATGAATTAATTTACTTACTTTCATTAGCTTTTCCTTTCAATATAAACTTAATGACTTCGTTAGTCCAACCGTTCCCAAGTATCTTGTATCCCTGACTATTACTTACAGATTTACAATAATCATCAGGTAACGTTTGTAACCTACAACATTCCCTTACAGTAAGTTTACGCCATTGTAAAGCACTATCTGTATAAGCGTGTGGATAGCGACCAACAGGTAGTGGTGAAACTACTGTATCTTTGTCTACTGTAGATAGACACCGTGACTTATCGTTGTCGTAGACTTCAAGTGTCTGTACAAGTGGTAAAGACTTATCGTTGTCCTTTCGTACTCCATCTTGATTAATACGTCTACCTTTTACCGAAGCAGACTTGCAAAGTATTTTGGGTTCACGATTGCCACCACCACAAGTATTCAATGTAGGTGACTTTCCCTCGACAGAATAAACACGCTTTAGTATGTCATGTCCATTCAGATCAGCTACACCAACTTGCTCACAACCTTCTTTAAATACCAACTGTCTGCGTGACTTCTCGAAGTAAGTTCGCAAGTTGCCACCTTTCCAATAGTTAGCGTCTAGACAGTATGACTTTTCTCTGTCCACACAACCACACTCGATTATGTCTTTTAATTTAATCCCTCTATCTTTAGGTATATCAAATTCAAAATCAGTTATGTACATACGTACTCTATTCTGTGCAGATACAAGCGATGAATTGATTATGTACAGTTTAAGTTTGGGATTTATCTCTTGTAATGTGCTGACAATAATCTCTTGCCATTCTTTTTTCATCCTGACATTTTCAAACAACAGTTTTAACTTTGGATTACGTTTGTAATGATACTTGTATATCTTGACAAACTCAAAAAACAATTTTGATTGAGGGTGTTCAAAGTTCAAACCTTTGCCTGCTACAGAAAATCCCTGACAAGGTGATCCACATAGAATAACATCCATAGGTAAGTTCCTTGTCACTTCGATAACATTTCTTATGTCACCTATGTGCATTATGTCTTTGTGATTATCTTGAGCTACCTTGATAGCAAACTTATCTATCTCAGAGCTAAACCAGTTAGTTGCTGGTAATCCTAGTTCTTTTACTGCTTGGCGACCTATCTCACCACCACTACATAAATTAAGCCAGTTCATTAATTATCCCCTAAGTTAAATTGATTTCTTAATCTCCAAAAAGCAATATCTAAATTCTTTATATCAGATAGATATAGATCTTCTATTTCTCTTATGTTTAAAAGAGCATCTTCAATAGCTTTATGAGCTAGATTGATTGCATCTAATTGATCTTTGGTAAGAGACTTCATAGCATCTGCTTTTAGCTTATTCTGTTTATCTCTTTCTATTTCCCATTTTTCTTTCTTAGCCATACTATTTCCTTTCTTAATTAACTGTTCTTAGTATAGGGAGTGTGTATCACTCAGGGAAACTTATACAACTAATAAAAAACATCTGTCAACAAAAAAAAAAGAGGAGTGACTTTTTACGGTCACTCCCCTCTAACATTAAGGAGAAAACATAGCTTTTTGAAAGCACCAGTTAATCGAAAGGAAAAAACTAACTGATGCTTTCCTTATGTTGTTTGACATTAACAGAGTACTTCTGACTTCGCTTATCTAGCATAACCATATTGTCTCTTAACCAATCAACACAAGCCTTCTTTGACTTAGCGACAAAACACGTAATCCATAATCTGTAGTCTAGATTGTGTCCTCGCTTGACAAATTCTTTATCTTGTAATCCTATTCTTACTGCTGACAACTTTGCATCGACAACCCACATGCCATCGCTACGTTGTGTTATGTCAGTCTTTGTCTCTTTCTCTTGTTTCATATTCTTTACGTAAATCCTCTATGTAAAGTTTAACAGATGTACGAATAAGATCTGCAATACTTACTTGCATGTTAAACGTGTTTGATTCTTTTGTCGAGAAGTTTTTTAGCTCCTCGTAATCTTTTTTTTCTATTGTCAAATTGTATGACATTGTTTCTTTAAATAGTTTGTTTGGTCTAGCCATAGTGTGTATTCTCCCAAAGGGTTTCACACACATATCACGGATTTAAAATTACGTCAAATTATTTTTTTGTTTGACAGTATTTTTATTGTGTAGTAAGGGTTCAGAAATGGAATGGATAAAAAACTATGTGGGAAATTTACATGTTGTATCTTATGGGCGTTATAGGGGTGATTGCCCTATGTGTCATAGGCATAACACCTTTAGTGTAACAGATACAGGATTTGAAAGATTGTGGTACTGCTTTCATGCTGATTGCCACACAAAAGGTTCGACTGGCGTGCAACTTACAAAAGAAAACTCAAAGGTTGCATTTAAGGAACGGTTGACCAAACAGAAAAGCGACACAGAATTTGTCGTTCCAGATACGTTTGTTTCACTTTCTCGTAGCAAAGAAGCTGAAGCATACGTCAAGAAGGTTGGATCGCATGATGCTTACCTAAATGGATTAGCAGACATACGATATGACTTTCAACAAGAGAGAGTGATCTATCTAGTTAAACACAACAACAAGATTGTTGATGCAACTGGTAGGAGTTTAAATGGAAGGAAACCAAAATGGAGAAGATATGGAAGAAGCAAATACCCTTACGTATGTGGTAGGGATAGATTGGACTTATTTATTGTCGAAGATTGCCCTAGTGCTTGCTGTGTTAGTGACAGTGTTTTCGGATTGGCGTTGATGGGTACAACATTACTCGATGAACACATTGATATAATAAAAAAATTTAAAAAAGTATTTGTTGCTCTTGACAAAGATGCAACATCTAAGGCATACATTATGATGAGAAAACTACGGAACTATGTTCCAACTAAATTAATTGTTTTAAACAAAGATCTTAAAGATATGGAAAGAGGGGAAAGAAATGAGTTCATCAGGCGTTATATCGATTGACAGACAAGTATTAGGTTTCTGTCTCAACGTTGACTTCTTCAACAAAGTAAAAAATAAAATTGATCGGACTATGTTCGACAATGAACTAAAAGATATATTCGACACGATTGTCTATTCACACACGAAGTATAATCGTAGTTTATCTGTAAGTGAACTATCGACAATATTTAATGATCGTAATCCTGCATTGCCTGACTCATCTAGGAAGCGTGTACAAGAGATGGTTGAACAACTCGTTGCACCAAAAGAAAGTGATGAGTTACACACTGACATTGTAAACAATCTGTGGTTACGTGACAAAGCTAGACAGATAGGTGAGAAAGCCTTAGACATATTCACTGGTGATAGTGATGAGTTCGGTGAGTTAAAGAAGCTTATCGAAAGTGTAGATGACGGCAGGATAGGTGACAAAACAACCTATACAGTTGTAGACAAAGACTTAAATGAGTTGTTGACTGAAGAAGCAGGAGATAAAGACTTTCCATTTACATTCAACTTAATTAATGAAAATGTAGACGGTTTAGATAGAGGTAGTTTGGGTATTCTGTTTGCAAGACCTGAAGTGGGTAAAACTACTTTCTGTTCCTTTTTAGCTGCATCGTATATAAGACAAGGATTCACAGTTGTTTACTGGGCAAATGAAGAAAGAGCTACCAAAATAAAATTAAGAATTATACAATCTTATTTTTCATTGACAGAAGATGAGATGTTAAAGCAAAGATTTGAGTTGGTAGAAAGATACAGAAAAGAGATAGGTCCTTATTTAACAACGATTGATTCAGTGGGTACATCTATTGAAGAGGTAGATGAGTATGCAAAGCTAAACAAACCTGACATAATGTTTTGTGATCAGCTAGATAAGTTCAGAATAAAAGGTGAATATAATCGTGGGGATGAGCGTCTAAAAGAAACTTATGTGTCTGCAAGAGAAATAGCTAAACGAAATAAATGTTTAGTTTGGGCAGTTAGTCAAGCAAGTTACGATGCACATGACAGACAGTTTCTTGATTATGCTATGCTAGACAACTCAAAGACTGGTAAGGCAGGAGAAGCTGACATAATAATTGGTATAGGTAAGACTGGATCAAGTGAGGTAGACAACATAGTTAGACATATCTGTATATCTAAAAATAAAATTAATGGGTGGCATGGTATGATCAATGCCCAAATAGATACTGAAAGAGGAGTTTATTACTGATGAACGTGTTAACGATAGATGTAGAAACTACTCACAAAGACAGACAAGGTGGTGGCACTACTGCTTTACCCTACTTTAATAATCGATTGGTATCAGTGGGTTGGAAGTGGTTATTAAACCAAGATGTTAACTATGAATTTTTTTATCACAAAGATAAAGATACATGGTACAACTCAGAAACTGTCAATCGAATACAAAATGACTTAGACAAGACAGACGTGCTTATCGGACAAAACATAAAGTTTGATATTATGTGGCTACGTGCTTGTGGATTTAAATATGATGGAGTGATATATGATACGATGGTTGCAGAATATCTTCGGTCGAAAGGAAGGCGTTGGTCTTTGGCACTTGATGCTCTTGCAAAACGCTATAACGTTACCCAAAAAGAAACGGACTTGGTTACACCGTATCTCAAGGATGGTAAAACGTTCTTTGACATTCCTGCCAAGATAGTAGAAGAATATGGAATAGCAGACGTGGTTGCAACAGAAGAGGTTGCAGTAAAACAACTAGAAGCCTTTGGCTTAACATTTGAGGAACTATATGAAACAGACACTGAAACTGTCATTTGAAATGACTGATGTGCTATCTAGGATAGAACACAACGGATTGAAAATTAACCTAGATACCTTAGATCAAATAGAAAAAGAATATGAAGATGAAATGCACATCTTGGAAAACAGACTAAACGAACTGGCAAAAGAAGCTATGGGTGATACACCCATCAATTTAGCCAGTCCTGACGACAAAAGTATGTTGAT